ATGGCTGAAATTGTAGAACGCGCTGTGCGGGAACTGATTCCGTATGCGCGGAATCCGCGCAAAAACGATGCTGTCGTGGATCAGATGGCGGCGTCGATCCGGGAGTTTGGGTTCAAGGTGCCTATTCTGGCCCTGTCGGACGGCAACATCGTCGATGGACATCTGCGACTCAAGGCGGCTCAAAAGCTCAAAATCGAAACCGTTCCGGTAATTCTTTGCGACGAATGGACGCCGGCACAGGTGAAGGCTTTTCGGTTGATGGCCAATAGGTCGGTTGCCTGGGCTGAGTGGGACACAGAACTGCTCCGTATAGAGATGGAGGATTTGAAATCCCTAGACTTTGACCTCGATCTCACTGGGTTCGGAGAGGAAGAACTGGCGCGCATTCTGGAGCCGGCTCAGATCGAGGGCCTCACGGATCCGGATTCTGTTCCTGATTTGCCGAACAATCCGGTGACAGCACCTGGGGATCTCTGGATTTTGGGCAAACATCGGTTGATGTGCGGCGATTCCACCTTTGTTGATCAGGTTCAGCGGCTCTTCAATGGAGTGGAACCGATCCTCATGGTCACCGACCCTCCCTATGGCGTCGATTACGACCCAAAGTGGAGGAACTCGGCCGGACTCAGCAAAACAAAGCGTACGGGAGCAGTCAAAAACGACGACCGCGTTGACTGGGGCGACACCTACTCCCTTTTCCCGGGCGACATCGTCTACATCTGGCATGCCGGCCGGCATGCAAGCGAGGTTCAGGCTTCCATCGAGCGTTGCGGCTTCGAAATCCGCTGCCAAATCATCTGGGCCAAGCCGAGATTCGCTATCAGCCGCGGTCATTACCATTGGCAGCACGAGCCTTGCTGGTATGCGGTCCGGAAGGGCAAGACTGGCCACTGGAATGGCGACCGCACTCAGACAACCTTGTGGCAGATCGGCGCTAAAACTGAGGAAACGAAAACGCAGCACGGAACGCAAAAGCCTGTCGAGTGCATGTCTCGGCCGATAACGAATCACACAAATCCTGGCCAGGCGGTCTACGATCCTTTTATGGGATCCGGAACCACCATGATTGCCGCTGAAGGAACCAACCGAGTCTGCTTCGGAATGGAAATTGATCCCGCTTATGTCGACGTAGCAGTCGAACGTTGGGTAAAATTTACCGGCAAACAGGCCGTGTTGGAGGGTGACGGCCGCACTTTTCAAGAGATCTCGGCCAACCGTTGCCCCGAAAGCGAGAAAGCGCCACGTGAGGCCGCACAACCGAAGAAAAGCGCCTAAACATGGCTGGCAGGCGGCCAAAACCCACAAAACTCAAGCTGCTGCAAGGGACGCAGCGATCCGATCGCGTCAATCGCCGGGAACCGGACCCGAAATCCGAGATTCCAAGCTGCCCGAAGCATATTCAGGGCGAATCCCGGCGGGAATGGAAGCGAATTACTAAGGAATTGGGCGCTATCGGGCTATTAACCAGAGTCGATCGCGCTGCGATCGCGGCCTATTGCGATGCCTACGGACGATGGACCGAGGCTGCCAGTAAGTTAAGTGAGAAAGGGCTCCTGGTCAAAGCTCCAAGCGGATACCCAATATTGAATCCTTATCTGAGTATTATCAATTCGGCGCTGGATCAGATGCGCAAATTCCTAACTGAATTCGGCATGACTCCAAGTTCCAGGACAAGAATCAACGTTGCCCAAAAGAACGAAGACAAAGATGACGCCGCCCGATTCTTCGGGTAGCGGATTCTGGTTTGATGAATCCGCCGCCGAAAGAGCTTGCGAGTTCTTCGAGAGATTCCTGCGTCATGCCAAGGGGGAATGGGCAGGCCAGCGTTTCGCACTTTCGGAGTGGCAGCGGCGCGACATCATTTGCCCGATCTTCGGGTGGAAGCGCCCGGACGGGACTCGGAAGTATCGCAAGGTGTATGTAGAGGTGCCGCGGAAGAATGGCAAAAGCACTTTGGGCGCCGGCATCGCGCTCTATCTTCTTTTCAGCGATGGAGAGCCTGGGGCGGAGATCTACTCTGCGGCCGCTGACCGAGAGCAGGCCGCTATTATCTTTGACGTTGCCAAGCAAATGGTGGAGCAGGATCCGGAACTTCGCTCACGATGTGAGGTGTTCCGCCGCTCCATTGTCGTTGGAAAGACCGGCAGCGCCTATCATGTCCTCAGTGCTGATGCTCCTACCAAGCACGGCAAGAATTCTCATGGAGTTTTGATCGACGAGCTGCACGCGCAGCCAGACCGCGAGCTCTATGACGTGCTCAAGACAAGCACCGGATCGCGCCGTCAGCCTTTATTTGTGATGTTTACTACTGCCGGCTATGACAAAACTTCCATCTGCTGGGAGGAACATGAGTACGCCGCCCGGCTGCTGGCTGGCTTGATACAGGACGATACGTATTTGCCTGTCATTTACTCCGCAGAGCAGGATGCAGATTGGACGGATCCAACGATCTGGTCTCGTGCCAATCCCGGACTGGGTGAATCGGTCAAGATTCAATATCTCCAGGATGAATGCAACCGCGCCAAAGAATCGCCGGCATATCAAAATACATTCCGCCGCCTCCACTTGAACCAGTGGACAGAACAAGCCACGCGATTCCTCGACATGGCAGATTGGGATGAATGCACTGGACAGATTGATCCGACCGAGTTGGAGGGCTGTCCTTGCTGGGCAGGGCTTGATCTGGCAAGCACAACGGACATCACTGCATTCGTTTTGTGCTTCAGAAATGAAGATGGCGGCTACTCCTGGCTCCCGTTCTTCTGGGTTCCGGAAGAGGCCATTCGGAAGAGGAGCACGAAAGACCGCATTCAATATGACGTCTGGGAGAAGATGGGATTTATCGAGTCGACTCCCGGCAACGTTTGCGACTACGACCACATCCGTGAGCGCATCAAACAGATGGCCGAGGTGTATCGCATCCAGGAAATCGCATACGACCGTTGGAATGCAAGCCAGCTTGTGACGCAGTTGATGAATGATGGAGCTACCATGGTGCCATTCGGCCAGGGTTATCAGTCGATGAATGCACCTACCAAGGAACTCCTGACGCTTGTCACCGGCCGCAAATTCCGCCATGGCGGCAATCCCGTGCTGCGCTGGATGGCGAGCAATGTGGCGGCCAAGCAAGATCCTGCCGACAATCTGAAGCCCGACAAAGCCAAAAGCGCCGAGAAGATCGACGGTATTGTCGCGGGGATTATGGCTCTCGGGCGCGCGATGGTTGCCGGCAATAATTTTGACTCGGTGTACGACGAAAGGCCGAGCTTCCTGCAATTATGATTCGGGATATTGTCTGGATTCTCAGCATCGCACTCATAACGGCAGGTATCGCTCTGATGCACATTCCAACGGCGATGATTTTTCTCGGACTCTGCTGCGGCGTGATCGCTTACTTCGGGAGAAAGTGATGGGTTTCGTTTCGAGAGCCATGGATCGGGCAATTGAGCGCAGGTTTCACCCGAGCGTCTTTGACTCGAAGCTCTATGGATTCTGGGGAGGCGGAAGAAGATCCGCATCGGGCACCTATGTCAGCGAGAATACGGCATTGTGCATCGGTGCGGTGTTTGCCTGTGTGAGGCTTATCTCCGGAACGCTTTCCGCACTTCCCTTCATCACCTATGAACGGCTGCAGCCGAGGGGCAAGAAGAGAGCAACGGATTATTTCGCCTATCAGTTGCTGCATGATCGGTTCAACGAGGAGCAGACTTCAATGGAAGCCCGGGAGATGCTCCAGGGACATCTTCTGCTGAGAGGCAATGCTTATGCTGCGATCGACCGCAACGGCTACGGCGTGCCGGTCAGGATCGTGCCGCTTCATCCCGATCATGTAAACCCACGGCGACTGAAGACCGGAGAACTCATCTATGACTGGCGTCCCACTGATGGACAGCAGCCTCGAATATTCCGACAGGACCAGCACGATATCATGCACCTGCGATCCTTCATCGGGAAAGATGGGATCACAGGGATGAGCGTGATCGAGATGGCGAGAGAATCCTTCGGTATGGCCCTGGCCCTCGAGGAATACGGAGCCCGGATGTTCTCGCACGGAGCTGCCTTCACCGGCATGCTCAAGCACCCGGGCAGAATGAAGGCCGACAAGCATGAACAATTGCGGAAGGATTTCGCGGAGAAGTACTCCGGACTCGAAAACGCCTGGAAGCCGCTAATCCTCGAAGAAGGCATGGACTGGGTGACGATCGGCATGAACGCGCACGACGCCGAATTCCTTGCCAGCCGCAAGTTCCAGATATCGGATGTGGCGCGGTGGTTTCTCGTCCCGCCGCACATGATCGGCGACGTCGATAGGTCCACTTCCTGGGGAACCGGCATCGAGCAGCAAATGCAGGGCTTCCTCAATTTCACGATGAGCTACTGGTTCAAGCTCTGGGAGCAGGATGTGCAGCGCGACCTGATCCCGCAGGAGGACTCGGCGACGTATTTCACGGAGTTCCTGTTGGAGGGCTTGCTCCGTGCCGACACGGCTGCCCGCGGTGAATTCTATTCGAAGATGTTCGGCATTGGAGCCTTCAGCCCGAATGACATCCTGGAAAAGGAAAATATGAACGGCTACTACGGAGGCGACGAGCACTTCATGCCGCTCAATATGATGCCGGTAGGTCAGCCGAGGACGACCGAATAAACAAAACAGATCAGAATCTATGAGCCCCGATTGTGGAGAAATCCGGCGGGGCTTTTTTATTGGAGCAACCAATGCCTGAAATGCCAAAGCGAGAAATGAGGTTCATCCAATTCGCGGAATTGAGGGCTGAAGCCGCAGAGGGCGAAGCGCCTCACATCCGGGGCTATGCAGCTCTCTTCGACACGTGGTCCGAGGATCTCGGATGGTTCCGCGAGAAGATACAGCCCGGCGCCTTCGCCAACACGATCAAGGAAGCCGATATCCGCGCTCTCTGGAACCACGATCCCAATTACGTCCTGGGAAGAAACAAGTCCGATACGCTGCAGATTCATGAAGACGGAAAAGGCTTGGCCGTGGACATCACGCCTCCCGACACCCAGTGGGCGCGCGACCTCATGACCAGCATGAAACGTCAGGACATCAACCAGATGAGCTTCGCGTTCCAGACGATCCGAGACGAATGGAACTATGAATCGGATCCGCTAGAAAGGACGCTTATTGAATGCAAGCTGTACGACGTTGCAGTCGTGACTTACCCGGCGTATACGGCAACCTCAGCCGCCGTGCGATCGCTCTTTTCAGAAAACGAAGAGAACCTTGATTCAGTTGTTGCCCTGATCTTCCGGGCCAGCCGGAAACTTCCGCTGACCAGGGAAGAACAGGATCTGCTGCGTAGCTACCTGCCGGCTCCCGAAGGACGGAGCCTGGCATCCCTCAAACAACGGCTCCATGCACTGGAGCTCGAAACCGAAATCAATCTATAGGAGACAACGATAATGCGCGATTTGAACGAGCTGCGCAGAAAGCGCGGCAACATCGTTAACCAAATGCGTGCTCTGACCGACGCCGCGGAAGCGGAATACAAAGCCGGGAAACGCACGTCCAACGTTCTGACTGCGGAAGAAGACGCAAAGTACGGAGCAATGGACCATGACCAGGAAGAGCTTCGAAAGGAAATCGAGCGGGAGGAGCGCCTTCTTTCTCTTGAGAAGGACCGCGAAACCGCCGATCCCACTCCGATGCCAAAACCCGAGGAGGAACGCGGTAAGCCGAAGCGTCCGCGGGAGGGCCAGGAATATGAGTCTGCATACCGCAGCTATCTTGCCAACGGGCTGCGGAATGTAACCCCACAGGAACTCCGTGCTCTGCAGGCCGACAGCGACACTACGGGCGGATATATCGTCACCCCGCAGCAGTTCATCACTTCCCTCATCAGGGCTGTTGACGATCAGGTTTTCATCCGGCAGCTGGCCACCAAATTTGCAGTAGAGAAAGCGGAGAGCGTCGGCGCGCCGTCCCTCGACAGCGATCCCGGGGATCCGGAATGGACAGCTGAAATCAAAACCGGATCCGAGGACAATGCGATGGAGTTCGGGAAGCGCGAGCTTCATCCTCATCCGCTGGCTCGCAGAATCAAGGTTTCCAACAAACTCATCCGTGTAAGCGTGCTCAATATTGATGCGCTGGTCCGCGACCGCCTGGCCTACAAAGTTGCGATCGTTCACGAGAGGGCTTTCATGAATGGATCCGGCGCCAACCAGCCGCTTGGCCTGTTCACCACCTCGGACAAGGGCATCAGCAATTCCCGCGACGTCAGCACCGGAAACACGACCACGGCCATCGGCGCGGATAATCTGTTCGAGATGGTCTATACGCTAAAGGGTCAGTATCTCGGACGTGCCAGCACGAAATGGCTCTTCCACCGCCTGGCGCTGAAGATGATCCGCAAGCTCAAGGACGGCAACAACCAGTACCTCTGGCAGCCGGGCCTGACGCAGGGGCAGCCAGACACCATCCTCGGCATCGGCGTGATCAACTCCGAGTACGTTCCCAGCACGTTTACAACCGGACTGTACGTCGGATTGCTCGGCGACTTTTCGTTTTACTGGATCGTGGATGCGCTCGACGCGGCCATTCAGGTCCTCGACCAGCTCTACGCGGAGTCCAATCAGACCGGCTACATAATCAGATCCGAGACTGACGGGATGCCCGTTCTTGAGGAAGCGTTCGTCAGATCCAAACTGGCATAGGAAAGGAGAATCAGATGAACCTCAGCAAAAACGTAAAAATCACCATGGTGCAGGCTCCGCTTGCCGACGGTCAGACAGACCCCGATAGCGCCGCTGTTGACATGCAGGGCTTCGAGGGCGTGATGTTTGTCGGGATTGTGGGAACGGTCACCGGTTCCGGTACAGCGTCGCTAAAGGCCGCGCAGTCTTCCGACAACTCCAATTTCAGCGACCTCTCCGGGGTGGTCGCGACGGGAGCGGCGGGAGGCAGCGACAAGTTTCTCGTGCTCGATGTGTACAAGCCGCTCGAGCGCTATGTGCGAACCACGTTAACCCGCGCCGTGGCGAATTCCATTTACGGCGGAACCATCGCCATCCAGTACGGAGCCCACAAGCGACCCACCGTCCATGATGCCGCGACGCTTGCCGCTGCGGCCATCCTGGGCATCTCGCCGTCCGAGGCATAGTCGGCAATCCTGAACAGGGCTGGACCTAATTGATGGGGCCAGCCCTAAATTCAGCTATGCCATTTCAATCGCAATCTCCGGAAAACTGACTTTTTCTTGGATTAATCTCGGCAAATGATGATACTGAGCAAATAGAATTTCTGAAAAGTGATCGGCATTTGTGTTTTCCAGACTAGTTGTCTAAGTCTGCTAAGCAACAAACGATAACAACGGACAGGTCCTGAAATGAAAGGTATCCACTTAGGCGTTATCCTCTCTATGGCATTTCTCTTCATTGGCTGTGGCACTAAGGAAGATTCGTACTGGAAGACAACCTCACCTGAAAGCGAGGGAATGGATTCTACTCGACTTTTGGAAATGTTCGATTACATCAGTGCCAATACCAAGAAGCTTGACAGTATTATCATTATCAGGAATGGACATATCGTCGTTGAGGGCTATTTTTTCCCAAACACCAAAGCTACGAAAAACTGGCTTCAGTCCTGCACCAAAAGCTTTACCTCGGCCCTGATCGGTATTGCCATAGATAGGGGCTATATAAAGAGCTCGCACGATAGCGTTCTGAATTATTTCCCCGAGAAGAGGTTTGCCAATACTGATTCTTTGAAAAAGCAAATAACCATCGAGCACCTTCTTACAATGAACTCTGGGATTCGATGGCCACAAACCGGCCCCAATAATATAAGTGATCAAATGGGAAGGACCGGTGATTGGGTGCAATTCATTTTAGATCAGCCGATGGCTATAAAACCAGGAACCGGATTTAATTACAGTAACGGGGATGTCCATCTCCTATCCGCGATTTTGCAGAAAGCGACAAATCAAACGGCTCTCGAATTTGCCCGGGAATACCTCTTTAAACCACTCAATATCAATGATGTGGAATGGGCAGAGGATCCCAAAGGCATCACTATCGGATGTGCCGCGATGAAATTGAAACCGAGGGATCTGGCTAAATTTGGTTATCTTTACCTGAACAATGGATTATGGAACGGAAAACAGATTATTCCTTCCAAGTGGATTGCCGAATCCTTCGAAAAACATACAACGACCTATCAGAATACCCCTAATACGTATTACGGCTATCTGTGGTGGGTGAAAGAGGATCTGAGGGTTTATGAGGCATATGGCTCGGGTGGGGTAAGAATTGGAGTATTCCCGGATTTAAATATTGTTACGGTAACCACGGCCAACATACCTGAAGATTGGTCTGATTATGTATTCTTCAGAAATCTCTACAGTGATTATGTTAAGAAAGCCATCATATTACCAACATCAATACCGGAAAATCCAAAAGCTTTAGAAAGATTGCGCAACCGTGCAGTCAAGGAAGAAAGGTCTGCCAGCTAGTAATTAGCAGCCGGGAATGAATCAGCCATAACACTGACGCAAAGCTCGGCCTGTTGACTTGGCCGAAATGTCTGCTCGATAGCTAATAAAAACATCAGAAAAATGTTGTCATTGAGGTTAGTAAGTTTTCCTGCTGAGGAACCCGTCACCCTCCAGGAAGCCAGGGCTCACCTGCGCCTGGAGAGCGGCGAAGACGACTATCTCTCGGGATTGATTGCCGCCGCCCGGCGGCATTGCGAGTCGTTCCAGGGCAGAGCGTACGTCACGCAGACTTGGGATTTCTACCTGGACAGTTTCCCTGGAGGATGCATCAAAGTTTCCCTGCCACCTTTGCAGTCGGTCACATTTGTCAAATACAAGGATGGTTCCGGAGTCCTCCAGACTATGGATCCGTCCGAGTATGTCGTGGACGCATTCAGCGAGCCCGGGCTGATCTTCTGCGCTTATGGAAAATCGTGGCCGTCCACATATCCCGAAGTGAATGCTGTGCAAGTCCGGTTTGTTGCTGGCTATGGCGCGGCTGTCGACATCCCGCCAGAAGTTAAGCGGGCTATTCTGCTGAAGGTGGCGGATCTATATGAGCATCGCGGCGGCGATGAGGGAATCGATAAGAACATCAACGACGCTATCGAAAGCCTACTCTGGCCGGATCGGGTTGACCTTTTGTGAAAATTGGAAAACTTCGGAATCGGGTCACAATCGAGCAGGTCGCTGAAACTCAGGACTCTGACGGCTCTGTGATCGAGACATGGTCGAACTATGCTGGTGCGCAGGCTGCCATCGAACCGATTTCCGGGCGGGAATATTTTGCTGCCCAAACAACGCAGGCGGACGTGACTCATCGCATCAGCCTGAGATATGTCTCGGGCGTCACGCCGAAAATGCGCGTGAAGTATGGCTCGCGCGTATTCGACATTCTGTCGGTCATCAACATCAATGAACGAAACCGCGAACTTCAGTTGATGTGCAGGGAATCCATTGACTGATTTCGACGAAGCGCTGGTCGATTACCTTCTCGGCCAACCCGGCATTGCCGCGCTTGTAACAAAACGGATCTTCCCGGACTTCTTCCCGCAAAGCGAGCAGCTGCCGGCGATCGCCTACACGCTTGAAGACGATTCGTCGCAGCAGACGCTTCAGGGACCGTCAGGGATGCGCGCGGCGATCTACCAGATAAACATCTGGGCGGAAACGCGGCGCGAAGTCATGGCCGTTGCTCGCGAAGTGCGGCTGGCGATTGACGGCCATCGCGGAGCATTCAAGGACATCCCCATCATCGGGGCTTTTCTCGACAGTTTAAGCAGAGAGCGCGACTCCGACACCGGGGCTTACTGCGTCTCGATGCGCTTCACCATCCATTACCAGGAACTCTAATCAAGAAAGGAACAGATCATGACTGAAGGCGTTATCGGATTAGGAACGCTTCTAAAGATCGGCGACGGGGCGACACCCGAAGTATTTGCCGCCATCGCAGAAGTGAAAGACATCACGGGGCCGGGCCTCACGCGCGAGTTTGCGGAGTTCACTCACCAGCAGTCCGCCGGAGGCTACCGGGAATACAAGCCAACGTTCAAAGCCTCCGGCGACGTAACCTTCAAATGCAATTTCCTCCCGGACGACGAAACGCAGGGATTTTCGACGACAGGACTTCTTAAGGATTACGAGGACGGGACTCTGCGCAATTTCGAGCTTTTGTTCCCGGATCCCGGGGCGACCAAGGCAGCGTTCGCGGCTTATGTCGCCAACATCCAGCCGACCGCGCCCGTGGGATCGGCTCTTGAACTCAACGTAACACTTCGCATCACCGGACCGGTGGCATGGAGCTAACTGAAATGAACGATAGGAACGCCCTGACAAAAGCTCAAATCCTCAACCGCAAGCTAATCCTCCAGGAGGTTCAGATCCCCCAGTGGGGCGGCTTCGTCTACATCCGGCCGCTGACCGTGGCCGAGCAGACCAAACTGGCCGAACTCGGGACAAAATTCGAGAAAGCCAACACTGCGGCGCGCATCAAGAATATCACGCTGCAGGTGATCAAGTGGTCCGTGACCGACGCAGACGGAGCCGCGCTATTCGACGATGCCGACCTTGATCAACTGCTGCAGTCGGACGCGAGCGCGATCATGTCGCTTCAGGACGCGATCATCCGCTACAGCGGGTTAACCGAAGAGTCGCGGCGTGAACTGGAAAAAAACTTGCTGAACCAGGCCGAAGAAGCAAGTTCCTAGTCGCGTTGCGGCTGGGCTGGCGCAGCGTGGAGGAGATGGATCGGAGCATGTCGTTCCGCGAATACCAGGAATGGATCATGATCCTGAATTCTCTTTCGAGTCCACAGCCCCGACCCGGCGGCAGCGGGCCTGCCTGGCAGAACCAGCTGAAAACAATGAAGGCGATCAGCGCCATCCAGCAATTGGGAGGAAAGCGAAATGGCCGGAATTGAGATGAAGGGCTTCGAAGATCTCAAGCGCGACATCGAGAGAGTCTCGAAGATCGTGCGGGACGAAGCTCTCACAGCCGCCGAAAAAGCCGCCGCCGATGCGGTCGTAAAGATTGTGGAAGCGGCGGCTCCCCGCCAGACCGGAGAACTTGCAGGAAGTGTCAAAATCGTCGAGAGCCGGGACCGGCAGCAGATGACCGGGAATCCCAGGAGAAGGCTCCTGATCGGCCCCACGAAAAAGAAGGGCTATTACGGATTCTTCCTGGATAAAGGATGGCGGCACCCGATCGGTCCCCGCGTCACGCTTTCCACTGGGCGCGGGAAAGTTTTCACAACCGGCAGGCTCGCGCGTCCATCGTCAGGCAATACGCATTCGCAGCGCGGCGTCTCCGGATACAAAACAATACCTCCCGGGTATTGGTTTACAAAACTGGCTCCGGCCATGGAGTCGACTGCCAGGAACGCAGGCGAAAAAGCTTTTGCAGGCAGGGTCCAGCAGGGAAAAATCTAGATGGCCATATCCCGTCTCTTTTTCGAGATCAGCGGCGATTCGTCGAAGCTGAACCAGGAGCTTCAGAAGGCGATAGCGACTGCTAAGGATGCGGGCGTTCAGATCACCCGCGCCGGGCAGTCGTTCATCTCCAAGTTCGACGAGGCGCTCAATCCGACCAGGAAGCTCACGGAGCAGATCCAGCTGCTCGAGGCCGCCGGGAAGAAGCAGGCCGACATCATGAAGGTGATGGAAGGCCAGATCGTCCAGGCGACGAAGGCGGCCAGGGAGATGGGGCAGCCGGTCGACGACCTGATCAGGAAGTACACTTCTCTCGAATCCAGACTGAAGCAAGCCGGCGAAAGCATGGTGAGCTTTGGCCGCAACATGTCGATGTATGTCACTGGCCCGATTGTCGCGATCGGCGCCGCGGCCCTCAAATCCGGAGACGATTACGATAAAGCCGTGGCAAAGATCCGCACCGGCACGGGAGCAACCGGCGATCAGCTGAAATCCCTAACAAAAGACATGACCGAAGTCTGGGGCACGGTGCCGAGCGGCGCGGAGCAGGTGGGACAGGCAATCGCCGACCTCAATACGCGCCTTGGCCTGGCGGGCGAACCGCTTCAGCAAATGGCGACTCAGATGCTCAACCTCGCGCGGATGGCGAACAGCGACGTCGCCCCGATCATAGCGGCAGCGACGAGACTTTTCGGAGACTGGTCCGTGGCGACAGCGGACCAGTCGAAATCCCTCGACTACCTGTTCCGCGCAAGCCAGGCGACAGGAATTGGCATCCAGCGGCTGATGGAGATCACCGTCGAATTCGGCGCGCCGATGCGGGCGCTCGGATTCAATCTCGAACAGGCCGCGGCCCTCATGGGTAAATGGGAGAAAGAGGGCGTCAATATGGAAACCGTCCTGAGCGGGCTCCGCTATGCTCTCGGGAACTTCGCAAAAGCCGGCGCGGATCCGGTGCAGTCCCTTCAGGCGATCCAGGACGCCATCAAGAACGCGAGAACCGAATCGGAAGCGACGGCGATAGCCTTCCAGGTATTCGGCAAGCGCGCGGCGGTCGACATGGGCAGGGCGATCATAGAAGGCAGGATGAATATCGCCGACCTCGTCACGACTCTCCGCGAAGGCAAGGACACGATAAACGCCGCGGACGAAGCGAGCAAAACCTTCGGCGAACGCATGGAGGAGCTCCAGCAGAAAACCGAAAAGGCACTTGTCCCGATAGGCGAGAAGTTGCTCGATGCATTCGAGCAGCTGCAGCCGACCATAATTGCGGCGATAGACGCGCTCGCGAGCGCGGCAAAGGCGTTCGCGGACCTGGATCCCTGGATGCAGAAGCTGATTATCGGGGCGGCCGGAGCTGTGGCCGCCATCGGCCCCTTGAGCTACGGAATCGGAGCGGCGGTCAAGGCCGCGTCTTCAATGGCCGGAGTCCTGGCAGGAGGCGGCGGTCTCGTGTCCCTGCTTGGGAGTCTGGGGAAAGGGGCTCTCGTTGCCGGGGCCGCCTTCGCCGGCTGGGAGATAGGACGGTGGATATCCCAGCTGTTCGACCTCGACGAAAAACTCGCTAAGGTGTGGGCGAAACTCGGGCTCTTCCAGGGAGGCCTGAAGGAAGCGAACGACGCGCTGGCGAAAACAAACCTTCTGCAATACACCAAGCTGACGAAGGAGTACGGCGACGAACTCGCCAGGCTCCATCTGAACATCGAAAAGGGGAACAAGACCGAGCAGGAATGGTCCGACGCTCTGAGACAGGCCTTTGTCGAGGTCGGAAAACTGCACCCTGCGGTAAAGACGGCGGCGGCCGAGACCGGGAATCTTGGCAAAGCCGGCAAGGACGCGGCGGGCGGCCTCGGTTTGCTCGACGATTCCCTCAAGAAACTCAAGGAAGGTTTTGATAAGCAGCTTAAGCCCGCTGACATCCTTGCCGCCGAGATGCAGAAGCTTCTCGACGCGCACGTGCCGCTGAACCAGGTCATCGCCGTGTATGCCGAACAGATGGTCAAGGCAGGCGAGAAGCAAGCCGAGCTCGGGCAGATGATGAAACCCGGGACCCAGGCTCTCTACGACCAGGCCGCGGCATTCCAGCTTGCGGTCGACGCTAAAAAAGCCTACGACGAGTCGCTGTCAATGCTGCCGGATTTCTTCAAAGCTCAAACCGAAGAATATGAGAAGAACCGAAAAAAGCAGCAGGAAGACCTCGAAAAGGTCAAAGACATCACCGAATCCGTAAACGAGGAAACTCGAAAAGCCAAACAGGAGGAGCTGGAACTCCAAAAGCAGATCCTCTATATCACCATCCCACGGACGAAGGCGGAGCGGAGAGCTATCCAGGAAGAGAAAGACCAGATCGATCAGGCAATCCAATCGGAAGAGATTCGGAACCGCTACCTCAAGATGCGCCTCGACATCTACGAAAAGATCAAAGACATGGACCCGGCCGGAGACGCCTACAAGCAGGCGATCCAGGCTCTGAACGATCTGGATGCCGCGGAGAAAGCCGCGCTGGAGAACCTCGCGAACAAACAGGGCGTCGAAGTGATCAAGCGGCACCAGGAGGAATATCAGAAGATGGTCGACGGCGTCCGCGAGGGAGCGGGTGAGATCTTCGACGCGATCGTGTCGCGCGGCGAGGGGGCGTTTACCAAGCTCAGGGACTGGATCGAGGGGACATTACTGACGAGCCTGAAGAAGATTTTTCAGAATTTCATCACGACACTGATGACGGATGGGCAATTCAGTCTCCAGAAGCTGCTGGCGGGCGTTATACCAGGCGGGATAGGCGGCGGATCAGGGCAGATCCAGATCCCGACGGGCGATTGGGGGAACGTGTTCGGCGGCGGATCCGCAACGGGAAGCTATGACCTGGGGAGCATCATCAGCGGCGGGCAGGTCGTCATTCCCGAGATGCCTTCGACGAAGCCGAACTACTGGACATCGATCTTCGGGACCAAGGGCGCCGGAATGAACTGGACGGAGTTCCTGGGAGGCGGACAAGGCGGCTTCTGGGGAAGCAACGGCCAGGGAGGGTTCCTCGGAACCGGAACCGGCGGAATCGGCGACCGTGGCGTGGGAGGCGCGCTGGGCGGCCTTATGATGGGCGGCGGAGCGTCCATGATGATTTCCGGCTGGCAGGGCAGCGGAATCGGAAGCTGGGCGAAATCCATCGGCGGCGGAGCCTTGACGGGTCTTGCGATCGGCGGTCCGCTGGGCGCGCTGATCGGAGGAGGCGTAGGAGCCATCGGGAAAATCATAGACGCCATATCCGGGCCCAACAGCTACGAGGCCGGATCGAAAGAAGTGACGCGGGATTTCGGCGGAATCAAATTCTCTGACAAAGAAGTCCAGGCCATGTACACCCAAATGGGATTCTCCGAAGAGAGGGCCTGGCCGGACCGCGCTTTCCTCAACAGATCCCCGGTGATGATTCAGCAGCTGGCCGCGGCCGCCGAGCAGCAGGGGAAGATGGAGAAGTTCCTGAAGTCCCTGGAACCCGGCGGGAAAGGCAGCTGGGGAAAGGATATGCGCACCCCGGTCGAGATCGGAATGATCACCGGGGACTGGTCCGAGTTGAACGACGTATTCAAGGATCTGGCGCAGAACGACAAGTACTTCAAAAACTTTGTCAAAAAGATCGGGCCGGGATGGGAGAAGCAGGTGCTCGTCGCCGACCAGGCTGCGACGAAGCTCCTCGATACGTTCACGAACATGCGGGCGGCGATCAAGTCGTCGGTGACGGATCCGCTCAGCGAATCCATAGACACGTTCATAAACGCCGGAAAAGTGACGGATGAGCTCCGGGAGAAGATCTTACAATTCGGCGGAGACATGGCCGCATTCAACAAGGTAGCGAACCTGTCGCAGCTCAACGGTTACTTCCAGGAGCTCGCGCAGCACTTCCGGCAGACGGGGGAGATGCTGCCCGACCTGGTCCGGATCGCCGGCGAGTATGGCGCGAACGTCGATGCGATGACGGAAGCGGTCGACAAGCTCGAGACGCTCAGGAAGACCGCGGCGACTGTCGGAAGCCTGCAGAGTTCGCTGCAGAGCATGGCGCAGGAGTTCGACCCGATCCCGCAGCTGCTCTCGGGGCAATGGAATGAAAAGATTGAGACGGCTCTCTCGGGAGCCGGGCTGGATCCGAACCGGTTCTCTGCTCTGTCGACGGCCATCCGGGCCCGCGGGAACTGGGACAATATTACGAACCAGGCGATGACCGGCGGAATCATCAATAAAGACCTCCAGGACGCTCTCGCGAAATTCGGCGGCGACGAGGGGCATCTGGCCCTCCAGATGTACAATCAGGGATTCAACACCCTGACGCAGGACCTGCTCGATAAAACCAAAGAGGCGATGGACCGCTCCTACGAGCAGAGCATCCAGGATGCGCTTGATTACCTCGGGAACGTCGGCGATGAAACCAATCAACAGATCACGGAACTGACTTCAACCGTTGAGGATCAGCTGCAGGTTGCATCGGACAATCTTGAGGAAGCCGTCAACACCGCGCGCGAGGATGTCGTCGACGCCCTGGATAAAATCCTGATCGCTATCTACGAACAGGGAGAGACTGCCGGAGGAACGGCGTCATCCTCAAGTGTTCCCTCCCTTGCTAGCGGAGGCGAGGTTCTGAAGACCGGCCTGGCGATTGTGCACGAAGGGGAGCATTTCGACGGAGGCAAAGGATTCGGCCCGCAAGTTGCTCTGCAGAACTGCACGATCTACGGTTATGACGATTTTGTGGAGAAGGTGCGCCAGGCCGGAATCGACCTCGAACGCAGGGCGTTTGCATGACGGTCTTTACGGATTATCAATACCTCGTCGACTGGAATGGCGACGGCTCATATAGTCATGCCTGGTCGGACGTCTCGGAATACGTTCTCGATGCCTCATTCCAGAGAGGCGCCGTCGATGGAGTCCCATCGCAAGCGGGTGCCGGATCCCTCTCCCTGAAGCTCGACAACTCCTCCGCGATCTTTTCTCCCGACAACGAATCCAGTCCGCTTTACGGCCTCATCGTTCCATTTCTGCGCGTGCGTCTCATAATGTCGATCGGCGGGACGCCCGCCTGCATGTTCGCCGGATTCATGGAATCGGTGGATCCGGCGGCCGGGCTGCCGGCGACGACCTCCACGGCATCGCTCAAAGCTTACGGAATCATTTCCCGCATCCAGGATGAAGAGGCGTGGATATCGCTTCAGGAAAATATCACGACAGGATGGCTCGCCGGAGCGCTTCTCAATGCGGCCGGAATCAGCGCGGGCGATTACGATGCCGAAACCGGCCTCTCCACGATCGCGAAGTATTGGCTGAAGCCCGGATCCGGTTTGCTCTCGGCTATCCGGGATCTGGAAGCGGAAGAGCTCGGCCATATTGTTGAAGATCCCGAGGGCCAGGTTGTCTTCTGGGACCGCTCCCATTACTTCACCGATCCAAGATCAGGCGTAATCCAGGCGATCTATGGAGCGGGAGGCCTCAAGCTCTGGAATCTGCAGCGCACCAATTCTCTTAGGGGGATCTATAACTCTGTTGCGGCCAATGTCCGGACATTCAACGTGACGGAGGAAAATATTCTCCTTGCCGTCGTCACCGATGTCCCGAACGGTTTGGGCGGAACTCCGCTGATCGTTCCCGGAGCTGGTTCTCTGACCGTATTCATAGATTTTCCCTCCCCCGAATCTCCGAGCCAATACATCGGAGTGGACTCCTGGGGAATCGTCGACTATCAGGCGAACTCTTCCGCCGATGGGACGGGAGATGACCTAACGGAGTATCTTGGCCAGACGACGAGACAGGAATACGGCCCCCGCCTCATGATCGTTTTAGCTAACTCAAGCGAAACGCCGGCGCACCTCGTAGTGCTTCGTGCGCATGGCGTGGCGGTTATCGAAGGGACTCCGGTCCCGATTAAATCCGAAGATGCTGCATCAATCGCCAAATATGGCAGGCGTCCCTGGCCATTCTCGTTCAACTGGATCACAAACCAGGCCGACGGCCAGGCCAAACTCGATTACATCATCTCGGAATACAAGGACCCGCGCGCGCGGATATCGTTCGACGTCAAAGGTAACTACGACGCGGCGCACCTGGCTGAAGTCCAAACCAGACGCGAGGGTGATCGCATCCGTGTAGTTGCCGGATCCGAGTTCGGCCTCTTCATTGACGCAGAGTTTATCGTCGACGCGGTCATTCACAAGATTGGGGCCGACCGCCTCCATGTCATAACGCTCTACTGCACTGAAGCCCCAAAGAGGCAGCTTGAAGCCGACGGCACGCCGCACAATCCCAACCATATCCCCGACGCCGACGCCATAAAGCAGCCTGACCAGCTGTGGACTACGGGACTTGCGCTCGCCGATTCGATCCTGCTGATATGCGGAGCCAACAAATGGAATTCGGACATTGTCAAAGCCGAAATCCGCGCGAAGAGAATTCCATCCGGAACGACAGCCAGGAGCGTCGATCTCAGAACGCCAGGCGAGGGAGGAACGTTCACGCACAATGGCCAGGACCGGATAATCATCGAAGACCTCTACGCGGACTGGCAAGGCCTGCGTCACCAGTTCTTCTATGGAGAATATCCGGGTATCTGGTATTGGGCGATCCGGCTGAAAAACGCGAGCGGCTGGAGCAACTGGACCGACGGGAACGACGATCCCCAGTACGTCACCGACAACGTGAACACTGAAGCCGGCGCTCTTATCGATATCGGTCCCCCGGCAAGATGGAAGATCACGCTTCGGAGCGGAGTGCAGGAAGGGACGGCGGTCGTGATGGCCACCCGGCCGAAGATCAACGGCAATCGGATCATGAGCGTGGCGTTTCAGATCCGCGACGTCTCGGAAGGAGCCTGGAGGAATATCGATGCCGACGCCGGAGCCGCCGAAACCCTCTACGATGGATCCGAGATAAACCACACGTTCGACCCAAGCACGGGCGTGTTGAGGAAAGAGTCTGGAGATTACGGGGACGCGGCCGCAGGCGGCGGGCTGCTGCTCGTAGACGTCAGGCAATCGTCCTTCGATCACAGATGCGTGGTCTGGCGCGAGATCTCCCCCGATCAGATCGACGGGACAGAGATTTCCGGGATCCAGCCTTTCCCGACTTCCTTCGCATTGAACGCCGATGGCGAATACTCGAAGCTCCGCGCCAGGATAGTGCGTCCCCCTTTGGTCTGGAGCGAGACCGATCCCGCGGCAAACAACGACGGATTCCAGTCCGAGGGCGGTTACCGGAAAAGGGATTTCGTGTTCGGCGGGATGGTGGGAGACCTTGATACCGATGTTTTCCTGAGCCCGCCATTCGCTATTCCCGAAGGCCTTACGATCGCCGATCTTGAAGCCCGCGTGTGGTTCGAAAACGTCTACAGCGTGTCGGACGACGAGAACCATGAAACGGATATTCTCGACGCGGCCAACCTGGCGTCCGTTCCGATCGTTTTCCATGCGACGGCTCTTGGCGACATATCCAATCCTCCGGCGGCAGGATCCTGGGCGATGATCCGGATCCCCTGCGATCTCTATATCGCCGGAGTGACCGTCCTCTCAGATCAAGCCGGCTCGATAGAATTCGACATCAGGCGATGCCTCTATGACGCCTATCCTGACGGCCCGGGAGATTCCATCGTCGCTGCGTCGCCTCCCGCGCTTGCGGGTTCGCTAAGCTACCAGGACTACACGCTCGCGGGCTGGGCGAGAGCATTGAATCGCGGCGACGTCCTCGTGTTCTACGTCCAATCCGGTGCGGCTTCCATCCAGCGGGCGACAATAACTCTCGAGTGCCTGGCGACGATCTCAATCGGATCGGGAGCGGCACCGGGATCCGACTCGCTGCCCGCGCCGTGGGCATACTGGCCGATGGATGAAGTTTCCACTTTCGAGGTCCCATGCGCTCCATCGATCTGGCATCACGGCGATGGAATCGGCGGGCAATATCTGTGGGTCAAATCGACATTCCAGCTCGAGGGCGAAACCGAAAGCCTGGCGAACGGACCGGCTTATGGCCCGATCTACATACCACACGGGAAAGGATTTCAGTGCTATTGGAAAACCGGCAAGCGCAGCGTGCAGCGTGGCGGCTGGGTAGGCGGCGGAGCCGGCACCATGTTCTACGACGACGCCTGGGCAATCCTGAACGTCCGCCTGGTCGGATTCAAGATATGGACGAACTCCGTCGAGGGCGGACCCATCGGAATTAAGGGATGGCAGGCCATATACCGCGATGCGAACGGGGACACGGCCTACGGACCTGTCAGAGGCACGACTTCAGGTGAAACCGAAAACCAGTTCGTTCTCGGCGACAATGAATATATCACCCAGGTGAAAGGATACCACGGGTGGGGCGATCAATCGGCGTTCAAGCAGAAGATCATTCGGCTGGAGTTTGTCACCAACCTCGGCTCGCATGTCTTCGGGTCACAGTATGACACGCCTTTTACAATCAATGTACCAGCCGCCGGGTCGAACAGGTCCCATACCTTTGCCGGGCTGTACGGATGCTATGCGGGCGACCCGAAAGCGATCCGCAGGGTCGGCGTTCTCTATTACGTCGACACCTTTGACGAAACGGTACCGGTTCCCGACGACGCGATCGGCTGGAACCTCTACGCGAGCACCGACGGCCTTAGCTTCGGCAAGAAGAACCTCCTGGGCGGCGTAATCGGCCTCGGGTCCGCATTCAATTTCCCGGAGACATAAGAGATGGCGAACGATTTCAGCGGATCCGAGGTCTTCGAATATTTCAGGCTCGAGCCGGGCGCTCTCGGCGTCGGAGCGAAGGGCCGGTTCAATCTCAGCGTTGCCGGGGTGACATCGGAGACCGTCGACTTCAGGGAAGGATCGGCCTCCGCGAAATTCGTCGCGGCGAGCAGCCAGTATCTTTCATGCCTTGACGGCAGCCTGCCCGCGGGATTCCCTCTGAAGCTCGGCTGGCAGGGCGGCAAACTTGCGATCGCTTTCTGGTTCAAGCTGAACTCCATATCCCTGTCCACCAGATACTTTTTCTATAAGGGATCGGGGCAGGGATTATCGATAGTTTCCAATTCCATAAACCTCGTCACCAGCGGTTCCGCCAGGCCGCTGCACGGGAGTCTGGTTGCCGGAGTCTGGTATCACCTCACATTTTTCTATGACACGTCGACCGGAATATTCTGGTCGCGGCTGCGCAACGGCGACACCCAGGGAGTCGGCACGAAGTACGGCAAGATCATGAGCGGCGGCGTATGGACGGCCAATAACAGCTCGCTTTATATAGGGTACACGGGATCGGGGACGGTCTACTTCGACGGCCTGATCGACGAACTCGTATTTTTTGCGCCCTCTGAAACATTGAAGTATGATGACGCGCTCTCAATCGAGGAGAATACCTACCGCACCGTTGAATCTCTCCGAAACATCAGCCAGTACACCGGCGACAGTTCGTGCGTGGCCCTTTACAGGTTCGAGTCCGGCTACGATTTCGGCCGCGACGACAAAGGCAGCAATCTCCTGCACAAGGTGAACTATCCGATCACAGGCTATGTGGTGGCTCCGCATACGGCCGACAAGAAGCGCGGATCCGGCTGCGCATGGTTCAAAAAGAACAGGTACTGCTACCGCAGCGACATTGATCTTTCGGATGATTTCCCGTTCAAAGGGAATAACGCCAACAAAATGATTTCGCTCGTGCTCTGGTTTAAGGCGCTTGATGTCTCCGGCGAGCACAATCTTGTGGGAAAGCATCAGAGGGCCACCGGGGCCAGCCCGGAATTCTACTATTATGGATTCAGGCTTTGGACCAGCGGAACCACCCTGAACGCCGACTTTCAATATGGCACGTACAACCAGTCGACGGAGACGAAGACGCTGTTTTCCGGCCTCCAGGCCAACCGGTGGTATCACCTGGCGTTCACTTACGACACGCTAACCAAAACCTACTATGCCGAGCTGTGGGACGACTCCACCGCGACGGAAACTACCGTAGGGCCGCTGACGACGACCAACACGCCCAATATGCCGCAGGCCTCGTTCTATGTCGGCGGCGTGGCCTCGTTGTCGTCCAACGACTACTTGTGGAACGGATACATAGACGAACTCGCCGTATTCAACGACAATCTCACGGCAGCGGAAATCCAGAGCATCCGGGACGGGACGTTCAGCTTCGCGGCCGACAGTAACTGCGTCTCGCTTTATAACTTCGAGCCCAGCGTCAATTTCCTCAAGGATAGCAAGGGATCCAACCATCTCGGCGTCTCGGGCAACCCGGGCGCCAATTGGGAGTACAGGCAGGAGGGCCGCGCCTGCTGCTGGGCCGGAGATACCGTTGAGTATCCCGGCCAAAGAATCAATGAAGCCGACATGGACGCCGGATTCCCGTTTCTGTCGACCGGATCCAATAACGAGATGTCGGTGTCCTTCTGGATGCGTCCGACGAGGGTACCGACGACGGACGGCTACTACAAATACATCTGCGGCAAGGCAAACATGTACGCCGGCGACTATGATGTCTGCTGGGCCTTGCGCTTCCAGAGGCTCAACCCCAACGACACGATCCAGCTGCTGGCAGGCTACAACAATGGAAACAGCTGGCAGACGGTTACTCTCTACTCGACGCCGGCCCTTAGCCTCAACAGGTGGTACTTCGTCGGGCTTTCGATCAATAGAACCACGGGCGCATATAGCTTCTATCTGTATGACAGCGTGACAGAGACAGCGATCGCCCAGGTAACGGGCACGCTCGCGAACCAGATGAGCCTGTGCGATAAGGCATTCGTTGTCGGCAATATCTACTACAACGATACGATCACCTCGCACACCGAGTGGCCGTTCGAGGGCTACTTCGACGAATTCGCCGTCTGGAACAGGGCGAAAAGCCTGGAGTCCTTCTCGATCCTGAAGGATGAGATGGGGGGGCCGGGACATCCGCCGACTGAGGTGCGGCAGGACAGGATCGATATAAGCGGGAACGAGCGGCACCTTGCCGACAACGGCGCGCTCCAGACCGGGAACGCGCAGGGAAAGATCGGGAATGCGGCGTATTTCAGCGGCAGCGGAGAGCAGCTGCTCAGGCTAGCGGAGGCTCCCGACCTGACGGGCGATGCGGAATTCACGGTCGCATTCCGGATGAAGCCCCATCTCAAGTCGGATCCTGGAGGCGACATTTACTGGCATCTGAAAATCGGCGACCTTGAAATAAAAGCGGGTTTTGCGCCGGGCCAGACAAAAGCTTTCGTGTCGGCATCCACCCGGAGCCTTTCCTGCAATACCGGCAGCGTGATCCCGGCCGACGCGTTTTCGTTCATCGCGGTGTATTTCGATACGGCCGGACTCTATATCGACATGAACGATTCCAACAAGGCATCGGCTGCCGGATCCGGCACGGGAATCGTCACGCCGGCGGCCGAAATCGAGGCGGGCATCGGTTCCGGCATCCAGATGAGCATCAGCGTCGACGAACTGGGGATATGGGTCGGAGCCAATGCGCTGAGCGCGGCGCAGAGGACGACGCTCTATTCGGGCAACTACGGCCAGAGGCCGACTTTCAGCTAAAGAGGATATTCGATGAACGCAGGCGAATGGGCGGCGATAGCCGGAGTTCTGTTTACCGGAGGCGGTTTCCTGTGGGGCAAAGGCTATGGCGCCGGCGCTTTGAAAAAGCAGCTGGAAAATGTCACGGCCGCTCTTGAGCTCCTGAAAGATGAGATGGAAACAATGCAGAAGAATTTCCAGAACTGCCGCCTGCAATCCTCGCAGAACCTGACGAAGGCGCAGTCGGCGATCGACGGCGTTCAGGTCGACGTGGACAAGATCGCTGATGTCGAGAAGGAGCACTTTGCCTAGCTCCTGAATCACATGAGCCGGCGCGACGTGCATACGGATTCCGAATGGCGGGCGACGATGCTTGGCAGGCTGGACACGTTGGCGGCGTCTTTTGAGACGCGGATGCTGTCGTTTGAGGCGGTGATCCTCGACAAAATCGGCGGCCTGGAGCGGGCGGTCAAGAATGGCAACGGAGGCAAACAGTGATCATTTCACGAGACAAGTCGCTATTGTTTCCGCCGTTCGCTGAACAGCTCCGATATTTTGAATCACGGCTTGGTGCGGCGAAGCTGCCGTTCCTTCTCTTCATGGCACTCAGGACATTTGAGGATCAGGACGAGCTTTACGCGCAGGGACGAACAAAGCCCGGGAGCATCGTGACTAACGCGCGTGGGGGCGATTCCCTGCACAACTATGGCCTTGCTGCCGACTATGTGCTGGACGACCAGATTGAAAAGCCCGGAATCCAGTGGAGCTGGGATATCAAATCCGACCTGAATGCTGACGGGAGAAACGACTGGCTGCAGATGGCCGAGATTGCGGTTGCCTGCGGCCTTGAAGCGGGATACTTCTGGAAGCGTTTCCCCGACGCTCCCCACGTACAAAACCGCTATGGACTCACCCTGCCGGAAATCAAAGAGATCTACCGCGCCGGCTATGGGATCAAGGCCGTCTGGGCGGAGCTGAAGGCCGCGTAACCGGGTGCCCCGCTTCATCAGGAATCGGATAAGGGATCGGCTGTCCACTGCGATCCCCTCGACGCAGCTGTGCAAGAACCCGGGGTGCGGGCATCCTTTCTGGATGCACCGCCCGGCTCTCGGCTGCATATTCCATCAGCGCGATTTCGGACGCAACGGCTTCTGCCAGTGCGACGGATTCGTCGCCATAGACGTGAAGGCATTTACATCCATGAAGGAGAAAACCGCATGAAAGTTTCGATTGTGGTTCTGATTGCATCACTGATGCTGGCGGTCGGCGGATGGCTGGCCGCGCTTGCTTCCTGGCACGGCCTTGCGCAGCCTGGAACCATTGCTGCGCTGCTGAGCACCATCGGCGGCGTCATACTCGCCTGGTTGGGTCGAAGCCCTATTACGCCAAAGCAATAA